TTATCTGCCAAAGCAGCTGAAAGTTTTTCTTGTGCATTTAACAGTTTATCAGTATCACCTGATTCATATGCTGTTTTATATTCTAGTTTAGCTGAATCAATTTCAGAATTAGTTCTGGTTTTAAGACTGCTTACTAAAGCACTTTCACTTTTAGCTACTGTAGATTTTAATCTATTATTTTCTTCAGCAAGTTGCCTTGTTAAATGTACTGATTCATCTCTTACACGTGTAGCTTGTTCTTTTGCTCTACGTTCTTCATGGTAATCATACTTTAACTTGTTAATACGTTTCTTTGTACGATCATTGATACCTTCTATTTCTTCATCAACGTCACTATCTGATACAGCCTTTGGCGGTTTTTGATCTGCCTCTGGTCTATCATCAACGATATCAATTTCTACATCGGGTATTGGTACTTCGATAGAATTTACCGAAGGTAATTCTTCTTGTTCTATAGCCTGTGCTTCTTCTGTCATGCTCTTACTATTCCTGTTGGGTCTTGAACAACAGCTTCAACTGTATCATCATTGATAACTCTGAATTCTTTGCCGTGTATTTTCATTCTTGTTCCACTATATGCTCTCATAATAACAAAGTCACCTTCTTTACAATACGCTCCACTAGGAAAACGCTTTTCATCTTTGTAACAATCTGGACCCATTTTCATTACGAAACCAATAATAGACGCTGTTTCTTCTACACGCCTTGTCATATCAGCCATAATAATACCACCTTCTGATTTCTCTTCTGCTACAGGAAGTGCTATTAATATTTTGTATCCTTGTGGTTCAGGTAGTTGACTTGCTACAGAAAAGTTTTCTGTTTCAGTCTCCTCACCTTTTACTGCTTCTACTGTCATAAGTTCCCTTATGTTGCGTCAAATATATATGGAGTCTGACGTTCTCCATCCTTTCACCATGAAAGGTGCGTATTTAATTTTCTATATACTGAGAGGTTTTCTCAGTAACTTCTCGAAGAGCAATACGTAACCCTTCTATCTTGCCTTTTAAATGATAAAGTTCAGTTAAATCTTTCACTTCACCATCTATTATGACTTCCGTAATCCTATTTATCTCATCGTTTAAACTATCTGTCAAGTATTCTGTAAACTTTAGATCAGTTATTTCCATTGTCTTTAGTAATTATTTCTGCCATCTTCCTTCCGATTTCTGCACCTTTAGTTCTTTCTTGTGCAGATACCTTAGCTATGTCTGCACCAGCTTTAGCACCAGCTATTTTCAAGTCAGCTTCTATTTTAATTCTTTCAAGTTCATCTTTCATCCTAGCTTTTTCTAGATCAGCAGCTATACGTGCTTCATCACTTGCTATCTTAGCTTCTGCTGACTGTGCTTTGATTTGTAGTTCTTGTTGTTGCATTTGCAGTACAGGGTCTTCCATTTGTTCTTGTGCTTGCTGCTGTTGTGCTTCTTGTTGGTTTTTACCTAGTAACTGTTGTGCTGCTGCTGCAACTAAAGTAGACAACCTTGATTCAATTTCAGGTGGCAATGGCTCACCTATTGGTGGCAACTCAGTACCTATTTCTTTTTCTATTTGTTTTCTATATTCGAAACCTATATGTTCAATTACGTGTTCACTTAATGCAGATTGCATAGCTTGTGCATTAGGTGCTTGTGCAACCATTTCTTGTACCTTAGGGTCTTGCATCATAGACATGTGAACAGTTATATGTGNTGCATGATCTTGNTATTCNAAAGGTTTNACNGGTNCNCCATTNANTATGTCCATNTTTTCTGATACAGGGTCTTTAGGTTTCATATCATCTTCTAATGGAACNATATCTTGTGGGTCACGTATGCCTAATACCTCTAACATCTGNCTATGTAGCTTGGGCATGTCGTACATTTCCGGTGCAGACTGTGCAAGTTGCAAGGCTGCTTGGTATTGCATGATTCTTTGCGCCATTGTTGCAGCATTTGGGTCTGATACTGGTATAACGTCTATTCTTTCGTCAAAGTCCACACCTTTTATAGCAGATTCCCCATCTACCTCGTACTCATAGTCCTCTGGCATGTAATCTTTGATAATATCCGACAATATGCCTAGTTCTTGGCGCATAGAAGCGTGTAATCTAGCTTGAATCGCCCCCATTACCTTCATATTGCGCTCTAGTAGGGCTAATGTAGTGCCTACAGGGGCTTGATTGCTCATATCAGACACTTTTAGGTCTGTAATAGAGGCAAATCTACGACCTTCCTCTACAATATTGCCTAATAGTTGGTATAAAGTACCCGATGGCTCTTTATATGGAAGAAAAGCTATGTTATCTCTGATACTTCCGCCCGGAATATCTACATCACGGAACTCTCCGGGATATATTGGGGTGTCATCACCTTTAATTCTTAGTCCTCTTGTCTTTAAACCACCCGGAAGGTTAGATAAAGTACCTGCATCTACTAACTGTCTTAGTATAGATGTAGCTGATTTAGCTAATCCACCTACCATGTGTATTAAACCGAAGCCATAGAAGCCTAATCCCGGCATATACTTGTAATGAACAAAGTGTTGTCTGCTTTCTTTTAGTGGATCAGACTCTAAATAGTTACGTCTTATAGATAAAACTTCTCCTGAGCCTTGATCTATAGTTACAACGTAAGGTAAAGCTATACCTGTCTTATCTCCATCACGAATATCTTCAAATCCTTCTAAGTCTAAGTCAACATGCATTTCTAATAATGTATGTAATCCATCTTTACTATAAGAATTTAAATCGTATTCAAAGTTAGGACTGTCACCAGCTAGTTCATTGTACTTAGCTTTGATTCTGCCAGTACCAACACTTGTCTGTGGTAAATCAACATCCTTATAAAAACCTGCGTATTGTAATTTTAGAATTTCATTCAGCGTCATACGCATAACGTGTGTTGCACGTGATGCTGTTCTTAAATCAGAAGCACCATAACTAACAACAAAATCTTCTGCGGGTATAAACATAGAGCAAGGTCTTTGCATGTTTACATCCCAATAAATCTTTTTAAAAGCAGAACCTGCTAATGGCAAACTAAACAACATGTTTTCAGTTTCATTTCTATACTCTTTCATATCTTCTGTAAGAAGATAGTTCATATAGTCTTGTACTCGTTTACCTTGTGCTTCTTTCTCAGAAGTTATTTTGCCAACAATACTTGTACGTACTGGACCTGATGCTGGAAAAATTTCTGTAATAGCTTGTGATTGAAAACGTACTACGGCTTCTGCTAAAAGTGGGTGATATACACCACATGCTCCAGACCAAGGCTCAGTACGTTCTTCTATTTTTAAACCTAGGTTGTCTAAACCTTCTGTATAAGTTCTTTCCCAGTCGCTTCTGGAATCTTTATCTGCTTCAAAAGCAGAAACTAATTCATGCCCAATAAAACTTAAATCTTTTTCAGAAATAAATTCAGCAAGGTTTGCATCAAAGGGTACATCTTCTTCCATAGAAGAAGGATCAAAATCAATTAGCATCCCCCCATCTTCTGTCTCTATTGAAACCGATTCAGGGTTTACAATAGATATGTCAATATTTTCTTCTGCCATTTATATCAGTTTAACTATCTTAATAGTATTTAGCAATCTTATCTGAGGAACTGCTTGTGTCTTGATAGTCATGCTCTAAAGTTATAAAACCACCTTGTCTAAAACGTAATAACGCTTGAGTAGATGAATCCACTAAATCATCATGGTCGCCTACAGGGAAGGAAGCAAATTGTTCTACAACTTCTTCTGCCCATCTTTTTTTAGGATACCACACAGAGCCTGATGCAAATAAATCTGCAACAGCATTAACACGTGCAATCTTATCGTTACCTCTTGATGGTGTGTAATCTTGAACAGGAATTCCCATCGCACGTAATTCAAATATCAAAGGAGAGCCGGCAGCTTTTGCTTCAACAATTAAAGCATCAGGAGACCATTGTTGGTGTTCATAATATGCGCGTTGTTTTAATTCAGGGAACTCTAATCTTTCTTGGAAAGCATCTAACAATATAACTTGAGGTTGACTATAGCCACTTTCACCATCCATATAAAACACACCCCATGTAGTACACGCAGAAAAGTCTGATCGTTGTGTCTTCAAGAATGCGGTATCCCAAGATTGAATAATGAACTCACATTTAGGTGGGTTCTTTTCTTCCCACACTTTCCACCATTCTCTTTTAACAATCGCACCTTCTTCTGATACAGGATTTTGTTGATACTGCGCTTCCCAATGTGATATAGGTAATGTTGCCTTAATTTTTTCTAATTCTTCTATTTTCCAATACTCTTCCCATAAACTTCTACCTGAAGGTAATATAGCTGGCAACTCTATAACTTCCCATTCATCACTATTGTCTCTAGTAGACGCATCTTTAAGAATTGAACCACAAAGGTCTTTCTTACCCCATCGTGTCATTACTATTATAATTGCACCGCCCGGCTGTAGACGCTGTCTAGGACCGCTCAAATACCAATCGTATGTGCTTTCAAAAATTTTTGGATCAGCAGACTGTCCTTGTTGTTCAGAGTGAGGGTCGTCTATAATCAATAGATCAGCACCACGACCTGTTACTGCACCACCAACACCGACAGAAAAATATTCACCACCACCTGATATATCAAATCTTCCCGCTGCTTTAGAATCGAGATTTAAACTGACATCTGGGAATATCTCTTGATATTCCTCGCTATCTATTAAGTTACGCACCATACGACCAAAGCGGAGTGACAGTTCTCCAGTATGAGAAGCCATGATTATTTTCTTATCAGGTTGTTTGCCCACGATCCATGAAGGTAGTAACCATGATGTTAACTGTGACTTACCAAAACGAGGAGGCATGTTGATCATTAAACGCTTGCAGTCACCACTAGCCACACGTTCAAATGCTTCAGCCATTTTTTTGTGGTGTGAACCGCACATGAACTCCTGCCATACAGTACCGGCAAAGTTTAAGAACTCATCTTGAGAACGCTCACGTACAATAGATTTCTCTAATTGAACAATTAAGTTGTCTAGTTCTTTCCTTTCTGGAGGATTTAGTAAAGCAAGCTTATCTTCAGTTAAGCTTCCGATTACTTTATTAAGCTGTTTGCTTGATACACTCATAACTACATATAGTATTGTCAACCATGTTAAAACACAATATACTGATATGCAAGGGTATCTCCAGATAGGACTGTCTTACACTCTCAATATATCCAGTCCACACCCTAGGGGTTTATTAACACGCTTGATAAGCCCCTACTTTTTACTACTCAGTTTTTTTATAATATTTTTTCTGTACTAGGATTACCTATTCGTTAACTACAGTCCAAGGGTAGGGGGTACTGTCAACACTATGTTAATAAAAGGTCAAAATTTACTGTGTGATAATTCAGAACAGTATGTATATATGTGTGTGCGGAGTCCCAACTGCCAACAGGGGGGGTGGGGTCTGCCAAATACGTGTGTAGTCACGGGTGAAGTGTGTAAACACACCGCATAACTACCTGCTACGTTTGGATGGAGGGTTTAAACAGTCTTAGTGTAAGGACTTGTCCTTAGGTTCTTCATCATTGCCAAGGAGTTTACTAATGCGAAGCATGATCTCATCGCTACTCTCCTTATTAGTATTAGAAACTTCCAGTTTCTCTGTATATAAGTTAGCTACCTTGCCTCGATAATGTTCTGCTGTAACAGCAGAGCCTATCTGACCAGTATCAACAGCCTTATCCCTTAGCTTTGCTAGTTCATCAAGGTGTGTTTCCCTGTCTATAAGACTTCTGGTTTCTTGCTGTGCCAATATCCTAGAGACTTCGTCTTGTATATCAGCTTTTTTGGACAGTCGATAGCCTTGCTTATCCGCACTAGTTCCCGCCTTGTATCCCGCTAACTCGGCACTCTTGCCATTGCTAAAGCCTTTAGCTTTATACCTAGCATATAACCGCTCCTTTACGCTTAACCCTTTCTTATCTGATGATGTCTTTTGATCTGTCATAGAGGTATGGTAAACCATACCTTTTCTAAGATCAATTCGATTCCTTCGGTAACCCCTCATTCACTCAGTAGTTGACATGCATTATGTCCATGTACTACCATGTGAGAGGAGAGTGAC